AATCGGCGGCGCAATCGTGTTATCTGCGTTTGCTTATCTAATTTATTATTTCACTCAAACAAATTTTTAAAATGAAACAAACTGTAAACATTCTTTCAATCGTAGCAATTTTTCTCACGGCATTTCAAGGTTCTATTTCTATGATGCCAGGAGACACCACGATTGTATCTGCGGTAGTTATGTTTCTTGTTACCGGAGTAACTGCATGGAAACAGGCTTTTTGTACAGAGATCAATTCTAAAGCTCTTACGCCGACAATTATCATTGCGATCATTGCGACACTTGGAGGATTTAATGAACTGATAAGGGCTATTCCCTTTTCAGAAGTAGCAGCACAATGGATAAGGCTCACCATCACAACGTTGGTAATGTCTTTAAACCTGCTTTCAAAATATTTATGGCCTACTGATTCAAAACTTTTAAACAAATAAAAACAAAACAAATGAAAATCAAATTCTTATTACTTATCGGAGCCTTGTTCATGTTTGCCTCTTGCAAGGTTACATGGGTTCCAACAAAAAGCCCAACAGCGTTAACTCTTGTGCAACAGGTTCAACAAGACGCGAACAACGCCTTTAGTTTATTGACTTACAATGATGTGGCTTATAATCGGGCAAATCAAAGCATTGATTCTCTTATCTCATTCGATAAAAGCCGTGTGAAATCGGGTAACATTTTAAAGCAGGATGAAAGAATTAAATTATTCTTTGACGAATTTAATGCAGAACATAAAGCAAAAGATTTTATTGTACCTACACAGAGCGCAGTTTATAAATCTTACATGAAATCTGTAATTGACGCTCGTATCATTTCTGAAAACTCTTTAAAATAATTTTATGAACAATATAAACATTCCAGAGGTCATTTCTAATCTCGTTAAATCTTCTGAAAACGAACTGAAACTGATTATTAGCGGTGATATTCCACTTGTTGTAGATGCCGCAACAAAGTATTTGACAAATCTTGAAAACAGGGCAAGTGCACTTCTTAATGTTGTTGCTGATGCGGATTTTAAAGGCGATAAACTTGCCTTCGTACTCGCTCGCATTAAGGACGAAAAAACAATTCTTGAAACAGAAGTATTCTCATTTATTATTATCGGGCAGGGAGTAGCTCAAAACATCATCAACAGCATTCAGGGGATTATTATTGATGCGATACAAGCTATTTTACCTGCAACACAAACAACATGAAAAAATACAAAGACGGCTTCAGACGGTTTTGATACTGACTGGGCTTAAAAATTTTGTTTAACAAAAAATGTATTAACAGTGCTAAACGCGAGGCCAAAAAAGAGTTTCAATAAACCGTATGTTATTGACATAAACTTTACTCGAAGTGTCGGAAAGCTAATAGGCATATATAAGACTAACCACTTCTGATAATACATTTTTAAACTTACTCTTATGAAAAAAGAAAAACCTATATCCAAAATCCGGCTGATAATAAGAAAAGCTGAATTTAAAAAACTAACAGCATGATACCATCAGACAAATGTTATTCGATAATTAAGCATCACGAATCCTGCGTATTAAAGGCTTATAAGGACGTTGCCGGCGTGTGGACAATCGGCTGGGGTACTACTCAATATGAGAACGGCGCACCTGTTAAAGCCGGACAAGTATTGCAGCAATGGAAAGCGGATGAACTACTAAATTTAGAAGTTCAAAGTAAAGCACGATCTGTACAAAATCTTACCTCAAAAGTTCAATTAAAACAATGCCAGTTCGATGCGTTGACTTCCTTTGCTTATAATGTTGGCGTTGCGGCATTAACAAGTTCTACTTTACTTAGAAGGGTTCTAAAAAGTCCTTTCGATCCGAGTATTTACGACTGTTTTTTAATGTGGAACAAAGCTCACGTTAATGGTAAATTAGAAGTAGTTCCCGGACTTACAGCAAGGCGTAAAAGCGAAGCATGGTTATATGCCAATGATGAACTTAAATATTACCATGAATAAATCTAACATTGCAAGAGAATGGCGTACAAAGCATCCTGACACGCCTACATTGAAACTGGCAAGGCTTATGTACAATGACAATAAACTAACTTTTAAAGATGTGGAAGATGCACGAAATCGGTTAAGATACATTGAGGGCAAGGCCGGATCAGTAAATAGGAAAAGCGTTGCTAAAACGGAGTTTTTTAAAGAAGATTCAAGACCTCTAAATCCATACAGTTTCCCAGACAGCGATGAAATAAGCTACGAACCTTTTAAAATAAAAGGACATAAAAGAGTAGCAATATTTTCTGATATTCATGCGCCTTACCATAACATTCCTGCATTAACAGCGGCTTTAAAATATGCGAAAAAGGAAAAGCCGGATGCCCTACTTTTAAACGGAGATACCATTGACTGCCACAGATTAAGCCGGTTTATTAAAGATCCCAAAAAGAGAAACTTTAAACAGGAGTTAGACATTTTCAAACGGTTATTCGAAATATTCGAAAAGGAACTGAAGTGTAAAATCTATTTCAAATTGGGCAACCACGAGGAACGATATGAACATTTTCTTTATGAAAAGGCCGGTGAACTTGTAGGAATAGAAGAATTTGAATTCTCTAACATTATAAAGGCAAGAGCAAGAGGGATAGAGGTAATCGGGGATAGGCGGTATATGATGCTCAATGAACTTTGCGGGATTCACGGACATGAATACGTAGGTGGAATAAGCGCACCTGTAAACCCTGCAAGAGGACTGTTTTTAAGATCGAAAGTAAGCTGTTTTCAGGGCCACAATCATCAGACTTCCGAACATACCGAACCAACATTAACCGGAAAAATGGTAACTACTTTTTCACTTGGTTGTTTATCAGAATTGCATCCGATGTATATGCCACTGAACAAATGGAATCACGGCTTTGCTATTGTTGACTTAGACCAAAATAAACGCAATTACGAGTTTAGGAACAAACGAATTTTAAATGGACAAGTTTTATAAACCATATTTCAAGCAAATAAACACCATGAAGCAAACAGATTTTGATAAGGCTATTTTAGCCCTGTTAAAGAAGCATAAAATAAGTGATAATGAAGCAATCAAACTAATAGAAAAATCAAGCCAGGCAATAAGAAAAAGAAATAGAGAGCGAATACAGGATAAAGTAGCCGGAAGATTAAGAATAGATGAAAGACCTGATTTAGAAAGCATGAAATAATAATTATGTCAGAAGAACAAATAGAAGCCGAAGAAACGGAATTCGTTGTGGAGGAAACTTCACGATCAGAGTACATTGCAAGCTCTTATAATTCTATTCTTGCTGTGGCTGATTTTGATACTGAAATGATGAGCAAAAAAGACGCTCAAAGAGTTAAACGAATTAAACGAAAAGCATTAAGAATAATAGATGAGTGCATCTCTGAAATGTATGATGAGATGTTTGAAGATGAGGAAGAAGAAGATTAGTTTTTTTCATAGGTAGATTTAGGATTTGTCCTCTTGCATCAGGAGGTTTTTTGTTGCGGAAAATAAAGGAATCGAACCCTCACGCGTAACGTGGCATAGTTTTCAAGACTACTTACCTCCATAGGTGCTATCTTCCAAAGCGGAGAGTAAAGGAATTGAACCTTTACCGCTAAAAAGCGGATTTGTTTAGCAAACAAACGTAACCAACCAATATTTACCTACCCTCCAAAAGTGGGAGCAGAAGGAATCGAACCTCCTATCCATGCGGATTACATGATTTACAGTCATGCGCCTACCTGTCGAGCAATACTCCCAAATTGAGAACGAAAACGGAATTGAACCGTTGTTTAATATGTTTTGCAGACATATCCCAGCGCCAGCATTGGGTATTCGTTCATGTGGTGAAAGTTGGTAACGATCCAACATATCCAGCTCTTCAGACTGGCGCTAATCCATTTCAGCTATTTCACCATTTTTGCGCGCAGGGTGGGTATCGAACCCACTTCAGTCGGTTTTGGAGACCAACTCGCTTTGCCTTAGCACATTCCCACACGTATAAAAATAAAAAACCCGCTTAGTAATTTAACCAAGCGGGTTTTTTAATGATTTTAAAAATTTATCCATCTAAACCATCATAGAAAGTCCGCTTGGTACTTTTATGCCAACTAAACGAACTACAATATGACCTATTATTTTTCATAAGCCCCAAAGATAAAATAAATGTTATCAATAAAAAAATATTTTATTT